TTCACCGCAGAGGAAGCCGTGGAGATTGGATTCTGTGACGCGATCATGAAAAGGGCAGATTTCGAGAGATTGGGAGGCTGAGACAATGGATGCGGCTGTTGCTTTCGCCGTCGGGCTGATGGTCGGTGTTCTTCTTGGGTTCTTTTACGCTGCGCTGATCGTTGCCGCCCATGATCGGGATGGAGGCGGGGACGGATGAGGGTGGACGCAAAGCAGCTTGCCCGCGCCGGTTATACCTATTTAGGAAGACTTTATTCCGAAATGGATTGTCAGGCGTTCGTGGAAAAATGCCTGTCTGACTGCGGAATGAAGATCAATCTGGCAGGATCAAACACATGGTTCCGGCGGATGACATGGACAGGATCCCCGGAAGAATGTATCCGGCAGTTCGGGAAGATCCCTGTCGGAGCGTTCTTATTCATTGTAAGCAATGACGGACGGGAACCGGCAAAGTATCGCGGGGACGGAATCGGGAACGCTTCCCATATCGGAATCTATACCGGTCAGGGAAAAGGCGCGATCCATTCCAGATTTTCACGGGGATGTGTGGTGGAAAGCAGATTCACCGGAAAAAGCATTAACGGCGGCTGGAACCGGGTAGGACTCTGGAAGAACGTTATGTATGATGTCGAGATCACAGCGGAGGGAGGTCACGAGCCAATGGGAAACGCTACCGTGAGCGGTGGGAACGTAGCTGAACCAATCAATATGCGGACAGGCCCGTCTACCAATGAGCTTATCATTGCCAAAATCCCTCAGGGGGATGAGGTCGAGCTGCTGGAACGCGGGCAGAAATGGTCTAAGGTGCGCTATCAGACCTATGTGGGATATGTGATGAATGTTTTCATCCACCAGGACGATTCTGAAGTGATCGTTCCCGGCGAAATGATCACTGTCAGCAAGGCCGATCTTGAATCCGTCTATGACAAAATCGGTGATATGTTAGGATTGCGGGGGTGACATAGATGGAAACAAAAGCAACAGAAATTCTTGGTTTCACGCCATCCGCCATGTGGGTGACTCTGGGTGTATTGGTGGCGGTTGGTATTATCGTTAAACTGGTTTTTGACCTGATCATTAAAGCACGAGAATTGAGGAAGCCGCGAGTGAATGACGAACAGACAATACATGACCAGCTCCAGTCCGATGACGAACGGCTGACGGTGCTGGAGGCTACCACAAAAAAACAGGATCAAGAATTAAAACTGATCCTGCGGTCACAGATGGCAATGATTCACCACATGGTAGACGGTAACAACACGATAAAACTGAAGGAAGCCCAGGATGACATTGAGGAATATCTAATCTCCGGGAAAATCAGAAACAGGGAGGTTTGACGAATGTGGAACTGGAAAGAATGGCTGAAAGCGGCTTTGATCAGGGCAGTGAAAACCTTTGCACAGACGGCAGCGGCGAGTATTACTGTGGGTGCAGCAGTGTCGGAGGTAGATTGGCTCCGTGTACTCTCTGTGAGTGGGGTGGCCTTTGTCCTCAGTATGCTGACAAGTCTGGCGGGACTGCCGGAGGTCGAGAAGATCGAGAAAACCGACCCGCCTGATAAAATCCTGGATAATCCGTGATTACGCTGCAATCCTTAGAACAAAGTAACTATTGATATGGTAAAGTGTTCGTTTAGAGTTTCCGCAAGTCCACTTGACGGAACTATACGAACACCCTTCGTCTGGTTCTGGAAGATCGGCAATTGTTTGCCGGTCTTCTTTTTTTATGCGGAAATATACCAGGATGTCAGACGGGCGCACCTCTGCCCGAATGACGAACGCATCCAATAACGCCGCGTTAGTAAGCTCCTGCGACGCGTAGCCCTCGCGGAATAGCTCAAGAAATGAGATTATATCATCCTCAGTTGGAAGCGCTGAAAGGGCCGTTTCTGCCTGTTTTACGCGGTCTTGTAATTGCGCTTCCTCTTGCTCAAGCCGCAGCAGCTCATCACGGGTGGACGCGGTAAAAATTCCCGCCTTGATCGCGTTCAAAATGTTCGCCTTTTGGGTGCGCACCTGTGCAAGCTCTGCCCGGATGATATCAAGATCATTGCCCGGCTGGAGCTTATCCTGGTCGAGTATCGTCTGATGTGCCATCCATTGTATCACATCATCTGACAGCACGTCGTCCCAGATCGCGCGACAGATGGACGATTCGAGCGCATCGCGTGGGAAGCTGCGCTGATTGCATTTGTGCGCACGGTGACCGGAACAGGTGTAATAAAAACACTTCTTGCCTGTTTTTGACGTCCCGGACACGCCGACAAAGCTGGATCCACAGCGACCACAATAGAGCTTGCCGGTCAGCGAGTAAATACCATTCGATGTTCTGCGCGGACCGGACTTTGTACGACTGGCGGTTTGCACCTTGTAAAAGGTTTCCTTGTCTATGATCGCTGGGATGGCGTCTTCCTGCATGTGATACTTCGACACATACGTCCCGATGTATCTTTGATTCGGCAGAATCGTCTTAAAAGACGAACGATTCCAGATGCCGCCATGTTTCGTCTTTATCCCGCGGGCGTTAAGGTCCCGGCAGATATCCGCCTGAGAAACGTCCCTGCTTTCCATGAACAATTTCAGGTTCCTTACAAAGATTTCGCGTGCTGTGTCGGGCATGTTAGCACCTCCTTCCTCTATATTATATTCGGTATAGGCGAGAAAAACAAGCCAAAAGCAAAATATTTTTCGCTTTAGGCTTGACATCTCGCTTTAAGCGAGTATAATAATAATTGTTCCAAGGAACCGAACAGAAAGAGGAGGAGCTAAGAGATGGAAAAGATCGTTAACATGATGATTGAGGCTTACGTAGAGGTCATGGGAGCTGACAAGTGGAACAGCCTGACCGCGGACCAGCAGCACGATGTGATTATGACTATGGTGAAGGATACGTTGAACGGTCTCAACGCTATCAAATAAAAAGAAAAAGCCGAGCCGGGGCGGCTAATCCCCGGCAGAAAAAGGAGGAGGGCAAACACGATGGCAATTAAGATCGAAACCAAGAAGAACGGCTACGAAGCGGAAGGAATTCAGGAGATGATCAGTATTTTTGAGAAGGTAGCCGAAAGCATTTTCCCGGATTGCACAGTGCGGCATTTTTACTACGGCGATCGCCTTGATATGGCAGACCTTGTTATTGGGGACAGGCAATATGCACACTTCAATATCACAGCCAATCGGGTTAGCCTTAATGGGTATGAGGTAAGCACGGAGAATTACCGAAAGGTTGGAAGCATGACTTTCAACGATGAGTGCTACAACGGGAAGCTGATGGAGCTTTTAAGCAAGATCGCCTGACACCGACAGCCGGGGCCTCCGCCGGGGGCCTCGTAGCCGGTGCCAGACGGCAACGGAAATATACAGAAAGGAGATAACGCCATGCAGGAAGCAACTTTCCCGCCCAAGATCTCTCTGGCGGCGGCCCGTGTCAATGCCGGTCTGCTGCAGGAAACAGCGGCGGCTAAACTTGGAGTCACTCCGGAAACGCTCCGGAGCTGGGAGAACGGTAAAACGGTTCCCGGCTATGACAAGGTAATGGCGATCTGCGCTCTTTACCAGTATCCTGCCGACTATATTATTTTCGGCAAGCGCTCGCTTTAAGCGAGAACCAAGGAGGGAAACATGGCACTGCCGCTTACCTTTGAGCGCAATCTGTACCGGGCGGTCATCCGCTTCAAGGCGGAGCATCCGGGTGTGCTGGAAGCGAGGACGAAACTGAGGGAGATGAACAATGTATTACAGCAAGACGAACTGCAAGCGGTGCGGAAAGCGAATCCTGATGATTCGCCTGGACAGCGGGAAAACGATCCCATGCGATCCGGAGCTGCGTGAATTTGTCGCGGACGCATACAGCCAGACGAAATATGTGACGGAAAGCGGAATCAAGATGCTGGGATCTGAACCGGGGCCGGATGACAGAGCTGTAGAACACGGTTACATTGATCATCGGCACGTTTGTAAAAAGCTAAATTAAAATCCCCCGGCGGGGTCGAGAACCGCGGGGGATCAATAGGAGGGAAATGAAGCATATGTATTATAACATGAAGCAGAAGAAAAAGGAATCACTCGCTGAAAAGCTGGGCGGAACGCTGAACGTGATCCTGATGGCCATCTTCGCGGCAGCCGTGATCGGCGGAGGAATCATCTGGACGGAAATTGAGATTGCGGAAGCGCGGAAAGCTCAGTATATCGGTTCCTGTCCGATGGCGAATCAGCATATCGTCTGGTCATATGCCAAAGTCGGGGAGAATGGAAAATGAGAGATAACATTGTTTATCTGATCAGAAAGAAATTCTCTTTTCTGATGGGTTTATATGATCCGGCAGGATTCAAAATCAGCATCGACGTTGATAAATCCATGCCGCGATACTCGCTTTATAAGTTTGACGCGGCGAAGATTCCGAAACTGTCTCAGGCAAGACAGATTCTGAATTATCTGACGGTTATCCGGGGCGAAACCGATTTGAGCATTGTGAAATTCAACATTTTGAATGGAGAGGTGACGGAAATTTGAAGATCACGGAGGAAATGAAGCTGTCGCGGGCGCTGGAGAAACTGGAAGAGCTGGCGAAAAGCGAACGGAACACATTACAGAAAATGGACGGAATCAAACTGAAGGAAATCGTCATTGCGCGGAACAAGCAACAGATCCATATTGCGGAAATTGATCAGTTAATCAGGAACACAAGAGCGCAGCTCAACAGAATAAGAGAGGTTGGATAAAGTGAGTAAGTACAGCTCTGTTCTCATGGCCATCGAAATGATGGAATCGGTAAGAAGGGCAATGGGTGAAGGTATCGGTTCAACAGGGAAAATCAACGATATTATCAGCGATTTACAGCATATCGCCAGAGATGTCAGGTACGGCGGTCACTGGACAGGGAATTTTGAAAAGACAGCTTGCAGCCTTGAACTTTGTGTGGAAGCCGGTAGAAACTGCCAGATGTGCGTTTATGCGAGACAGTTTGAAGAAGGAAGATGTATCAAGGAATTAAAAAAGGACGCGGCTTCCGCCCTCCGCTATCAGGATGCGAAAATAAAAGAACTGGAACAGCATCTGAAGACTATGAAGAAGGAAAGGGACGCGGCGGAGGCGAGGCTGTCCCGTAAAGAAGTGAAAGAAACAAGACAGGAAGCACAGTGGCAGATGGAGGATGAAAATAAGAATCAGGCGCCGGATGAATTCCCGTGGGAGGGCGATTCCGAATGACATACCATGAATTTCTTGAATCGAAAATGGTTATCGCTCCGGAAACGGGTTTTGATATTGATCCGGCGGAGGTTAATCCGAAACTTCTTCCGCATCAGAGGGATGCTGTTGTGTGGGCGGTCCATGGCGGGAAACGCGCATTGTTTGAATCGTTCGGTCTGGGGAAATCAAATCAGCAGCTTGAATTCTGCAGAATCGTTGCCGAGCATGAAAACGGACAGGCGCTGATAGTTGTCCCGTTGGGAGTAAAACAGGAATTTGTCAGGGACGCGGTGGAGCTTTTAGGATGGGACTATGAACCGCCTTATGTGCGGAACATGGAAGAAATCAGAAACCATCAGGAAACTGTTCTGATTACGAATTATGAGCGGGTAAGGGACGGTGATATTGATCCTTCCTATTTCATCGCTACGAGTCTGGACGAAGCATCTGTTTTAAGATCGTTCGGAAGCAAAACATACCAGACTTTTCTGGACAAATTCAGGAATGTCAGATATAAGATGGTCGCAACGGCTACACCATCTCCGAACAAATACAAAGAACTGATACATTATGCCGGTTATCTGGATGTAATGGACACAGGGCAGGCGCTGACAAGGTTTTTCCAGCGCGACAGCACAAAGGCAAACAATCTGACTCTTTATCCTCACAAGGAAGATGAATTCTGGCTGTGGGTATCATCCTGGGCGCTCTGCATTCAAAAACCGTCCGATTTAGGATATGACAATACCGGCTATGAGCTGCCGAAAATGGATGTGAGATATCACCGGCTGGAAACGAACCTGACAGATGCGGGCGTTGACAGGGACGGACAGGTGAAGATGATCCGGGACGCGGCGCTGTCACTGTCGGACGCGGCAAGGGAAAAAAGGGAGAGCATTTCAGCCAGGGTAGCAAAAGCAAAAGAGATTGTGGACAGCGATCCTGAAGCACATTTCATCCTGTGGCATGATCTGGAAGCGGAACGGCACGAAATAAAAAAGCAGATTCCGGAAGCTGTGGAGGTTTACGGTTCGCTTGATATTGATATTCGGGAAAAGCGGACAATAGAATTTTCTGAAGGTGATATCCGGATTCTGGCAACGAAAAAAGAAATATCCGGAAGCGGATGTAACTTCCAGCGCCATTGTCACAGAGCTGTATTTGTTGGCATAGATTATGAATTCAATGATTTCATACAGGCGATTCACAGGATATACAGATTTCTTCAGGAAGAAAAAGTAATCATTGATATCATCTATATGGAATCTGAGGAAGAAATTCTGAAAGCTCTGAAGGAAAAATGGCGGAGACACAATGAGATGCAGGAAAGGCTTGCGGGCCTGATGCGTCACTATGGCCTGAACAATCAGATTATTATCAAAAAGATGGAAAGGAGTATTGGAGTGGACAGAACGGAAATCAGCGGACGTCATTTCAAAATATTTCACAATGATACGATAGAAGAAACAGCGAATCTTCCGGAAAACAGCATCGATCTGATAGTTACATCTATTCCTTTTTCAAATCATTATGAGTATACGCCATCATATAACGATCTTGGGCATAACGAAGATACGGACAGATTCTTTCAGCAGATGGATTATCTGGCGCCATCTCTTCTGCGCTGCCTGAAGCCTGGACGGATTTACGCCTGCCATACTAAAGACCGGGTAATGTTCGGAAACGCGACGGGAACAGGGATGCCGACGATAGAACCATTCCATGCGCTGACAATTCAGCATTACATGAAGCATGGGTTCCAGTATATCGGTATGATTACGGTGGTAACGGATGTAGTGAGGGAAAACAATCAGACATATCGGTTAGGATGGACGGAGCAATGTAAGGACGGAAGCAAGATGGGCATAGGATGTCCGGAATATATCCTGCTTTTCCGGAAATTGCCATCCGACCACAGTAAAGCATATGCTGATACACCGGTCACAAAATCGAAAGATGAATATACCAGAGCGCAATGGCAAATCGATGCTCATGCGTTCTGGAGGTCGAGCGGAAACAGGCTGATAACAAAAGATGAGATTATGAATACTCCGGTGGACATGCTGCAAAAGGTGTACAGAGATTATAGCCGGGAAAACATCTACGATTACAGCGAACATCTGGAGCTGGCAAAGAAACTGGACGCGGAAGGACATCTGCCAGCTACATTTATGGTAGTCGCGCCGGGATCCTGGACAGGCGAAGTGTGGGACGATGTGAACCGGATGCGGACATTGAATTCTGAACAGGTACGGAACAGGCGGCAAATGCACGTTTGCCCGCTTCAGCTCGATATTGTGGAGCGGCTGATTAACAGATACAGCAATCCGGGTGAAACCGTATATGATCCATTCGGGGGAATTATGACGGTCCCGTATATGGCGGTCAAGATGGGCCGGGAAGGTATGGCCACAGAATTGAATCCTGATTATTTTCGTGACGGTTTGGGATATCTCCGTCAGGCTGACGCGGAAAGAGATGTTCCAACACTTTTCGACTTTCTGACGGAAGCGGGTTGACGGAAATGAGGGAGATAGTAGTTGTCAAGCGATGCGATAGACGCTATTAAAGCGCTGAAAGGAGATTAACTATGGATGATAATCGGAACCTGAAGCTTTCCTCCCCGTGGATATCGTATGTCCACAAGTTAGAGGCCCTGTTCGGCCCGGATCCTGACATTACCGTCCGCTACAATGAGGATCGTGAGGCGGTATACCTGAATGTGCATGGATACGATAAAGCCCACGCGCTGGAACAGCTGCTTCCGGCGGTGGTTACTTTCGGCAATGTCTCAATGGATGTTATCGTTGTTCCAGATAACAACGCACCCGATATCGTAGAACTGTACCGGAATGCTCTGACCGGGAATCCGCTTTTCCGTGAGATCATCAGTATTACACCGGAAGGATCCAGCAACGCTTTCAATTATGTCATGTTCAAGCCTGATGTAATCCAGTATTGGGATGATAATCTGGGAGACCCGCACGGGAACATCACCACACTGGCCCAGAACCTTGCCGGTGACGTTTTCAAGGGGATCAGCGGAATGTATTTCTGCACGGAGCCGAAATAACGTGACGATTATTATTGAATAATAATGAATAATTGATGCTTTAAAACAGGGAGTGATGATATGAAAGAGTATACGGAACGGATTGAAGGATTTCAAATTAGGGACGTTACTTACTTTGGCAAACCACCTGTAGATGCTCCGAATAGATTTGACATCGTGAAGTGGTATCCAGAAGAAAATCCGCATATCGGTACTGTTTATCACAGTACAGAAAACGGATGGGAATCAACGGAGGAAATGATTACAGAACATTGTTATTCTGTCGGTTTTCTGGAGTGGGATAGCCATGAACCGCAATTTGTATTTCATTCTGTTGGATTACGGTGGTTGGAGGAAAAACCGTCGGAAGCAGTTATCAATATGATTTTAAAATTCTGCGAAAAGATGGAAAAAGATCTCGATTACGATTATGACTAAAATGATGCTTTAAATAAGGAGCGAGCGAATCAAATGGCACACTATAGATCAGTTATGGGAACCACAATTGATTGTGAAGGTTGTAAATTTGACGGAGATAAATGCTTGTCTGACGAAGGCTGTATTGCTTTTGATGTTCAGAGAAATTCTGAACCTTCTGATAAACCAGCCGAAGATAAGCTTGAAGACTGGCTTAGAAAACATGAACCGTGGATGTTCGAGTGACTTAAAGGCAACTTTATACGAGGTGATCATATGATTGCGTGGATTTATTCCGACGGACACGTTACATATTCGTATTTCAGGAAATCCTACAGGAAAGCAAGACACAGACGAGCGGCAAAAAGATTTGTCGATCGCTTCCAGAGAATTTATCCAGAGCGTTCATCGATTGCTATTCTGCTTTAAAGGCAACGTGGTGCTGGATGCCGTGGAAGATTCAGCTAAGTGTTATTCGGGGGGGACCCATATTTACGTTTATGGGCGGTTATAACAGCCATACGCATTTTAATGATGCCTTAACGCAGGAGGGTCTGTAATGAAATCTGATTTTTGGACAGGCTTTTGTGACGGACTACTGGTTGGAATGTTGGTTGCATTTTTAATTGTTGCAATCGTAGAAATCATTTAATCCTAAAATGATGCTTTAAAGCAGAACGGGAGGTGACTGAGTGGACTGGCTTGACCTTTTAGAAGATATTCTTAATGGATTCAAAAGGATCGGAATATTTATTTTCGTTATAGCATTGAGCGCAGGCATAGTATGGGGAGCCGTATCGATCATACTAATAGCTTCAGGAAAGTTGCCATTCGGTTGGTGGTATGTACCATGTTGGATATTATTGCTCTGTGCGATAGCAGGAGCTATAGGATCACGGTAAAAGTGACTTAAAGGCGGTGATTGTTTGGAATTTCTAAAACTGATTTTAGCAATCATTGTTATTGCTCCATTTTTAGAAGAAGCAACAGACCCAAATTTCATATTGCTTAGTGCGGCAATCCTGCTTTGCGGATTTATTGCACATGGCAACAAGTGACTTAAAAGGCAACTTTAAATCAATAATCCCTGACCGTACAGGGTAACAGAACGGGGAGAAACGCAGACACTCCAAAGCGGTGCCGAAAGGTTAAATGTCCTCGCAAAGAGGCAACAGCCGTACACATTTAAAGGTAACAATAAACCTATTTGCGAACATCAGCAAATTGGTTGAAAGTTAGTTGCAAGTTTTTCGGAGGATGAAAATGGGAACCATATGCGAAGCAACAGTAACAGACAAAGACGGGATCAAACATCATACCATC